CGCCGGCAGACCCCACGCCTGGAAACTCCACGCCACCCTGCACGACAGCATCGGCGACACCCACCGAGGCACCACCACCCTCATCCTGCCGTCTCATGCTTGCGCCCACGGCTACCTCACAGAGCCTGCCTTAGCGCAGCAGCCTGACCCAACACCAACCCACCCTGATGATCCCGTCCCCTTCTAGAAAGAGGTTCACACCTTGACCAGCGAGTTTCTGACCTGCATTGGAATTGACCCGTCACTGACCAACACCGGCATCGCCATCTACCGCCACCTCATGGATGATGATGCACCGGAGTCACCGTTCGAACTGCACTCCATACAGTCGACCGGGAAAAAAGACGACACCTGGAACCAGCGGGGCGACAGAGTCCAAGCCCTCATCAACAACATCATCGAAACAACGCCCATGCATTCCCTGGTGGTCATGGAATCACCCTCCTACGGCAGCCGTGGCGGTGCCCAGCACGACCGCGCAGGACTCTGGTGGGGAATCCACCACCGCCTCCGCGCCGACGGCTGTACGGTCATCCTGGCCGCCCCATCCCAGCGGATGAAATACGTCACCGGCACCGGCCGAGCCGACAAAGACACCGTCCTAGCCCACACCATCCGCCGCTACCCAGATTTAGACATCACCAACAACAACACAGCTGATGCTGTGATCTTCATGGCCATGGCCGCCCGGTTAGCCGGATTCCCGATTGAGCAAGGAACCGAGATCAAAGCCATGGACGAAGTGATCGAGAAGCTCGCAACCCAACTGGAGGACAACTAACCATGACCACACAGCAGAACAAATGCGCCATCAAGTCCTGCGGTAGACCAGCACCAGACGGCACCCTCTGCCCCCACTGCATGGACCACCTCACCGCAGAAGTCAACAGGTTCACCTACCAAGACCTCTACGAGCTCTACGAGATCGCACTGCGCGACATCCGCCCAGCTGAACGCAGCATCCGCACCACCGGCAAACGTGCACTACGCCAAGACGCCCTCAATGTCGTCGCCTACGCGCTCTGGGAGCAGATCACCCAGACCTGGCCTGAGCTCATCCCTACCCTGACCCACGCGTCACGCAAAGAAGCCAGGATGCACTACCAGCAGATCACCCAAGGAACCCAGACAGCTCGTCGGTTGATCGAGGGGTCCCCTGAAACTATTCTGAGCCCCGATCATGTTGAGCAGAAGATGAAGGAGATTGGGACGATGTCTCCCGAGGAAGCCAGTAAGTGGCTGTGGAAGAACATGCGAGTCCGAATCAGTCACTGGCGCATCCAAAAGTGGAACCAACAAGGCAAGCTCACTCCAAGGACCACAAGCGACCGAGTGAACTACTACCACCCTAAAGACATCCTCGAAGCACTCGAGGCGTCCAGAGAAAACAACATGAGTATCAATACATGACTGCGTCCTAAAATTTTGTTAGCATGGAAACTCAGAGGCACAAGTGTCTCTAAAACCTTTTAAGGGCACCATGAAACGCTTAGCACCACTCACACTCATCGCCACCACCGCACTCGTCCTTGCCGGATGCTCCGGCGATACCGACGCCTACGACGAACCCACAGAGATGGGCGTAGCCATGGCCACCGATTACTACAACGAAGCCGCAGACCAGACCTACGGCCCAGAGCTCACCCCATCAGAGTTCGAAACCCGCGCCAAAGACGTGTGCGACCGGCTCCCAGAGGAACCAACAGAGCAGGACTTCGACAACCTCATCGAAGCACTAGCCGAGGAGGACAGCAGGTTCCACACCGGAGCTACTCAAGCCCTCGTCCTACATGGCTCCGGTGCCTTCTGTAACGACAAGTTCGAACACGCCCACGGCGACTAAACCACAAGACCACACCCCTGCAGGCCCTCACCAACTGGTGGGGGTTTTCTGTTTTAACAACCCGACCATGACAAGGAGGCCATACGTCATGGCCCCAAAGTCACGGCCCACACGCAAACGCAAACGCAGAACCTACTCAGACGCCGAACGAATCAAAGCCCTCGACATCTACGAGCTCGAAGGTCCCACCGCTGTTTTCAAGCAGCTCGGCATCCCCAAGTCCACCGTCGCAAGATGGGCTAAGGAACAGAACGTCGGAACGGTTCGCAACAAAAAAACAGAAGCCGCCACCAAAGCGACCGAAGTCGATGCAGCCCAGCTCCGCGCTGAGGTGGCGAAACTCGCTATTTCTGGTGGCCTCAAAGCCGCCAAGATCATGCTGAAACGTCTCGATAATGAAGACGACATCAGTACCAAAGACCTCGTCCCGCTCTTCGGCGTCCTGGTCGATAAGAACATTGCTCTCACTAAAGCCAACGAAGGCGCTGAACAGCACAACGATGTTGATGCTTACCTGGCGTACATCATGGGCGGTGGCGCACAGTGAAGATGCAACCCCTCGAGGGTAAGTCCCTGCAAGTGTTGGCCAACCCGTCGCCATCGATCGAAGCCTATGAGGGCGCTGTCAGGTCCGGGAAGACCATCACGTCATTGTTCGACTGGATCCGGTTCATCCGGCACGGCCCACAAGGTGCGCTCGCCATGTGTGGGCGAACCGAACGCACCGTGATCAATAACCTGATCCTGCCATTGCAAGAGATCTTCGGGCCGGACCGAGTCAAGATCAACTACGGGACCGGCGTCGTCAACATCCTAGGCCGCGAAGTCTTCCTCTACGGTGCGAACAACGAACAGGCCAGGACGAAGATCCAGGGACTGACCCTGGCCGGGGCGTATGTTGACGAAGCATCGACCATCCCAGAGTCATTTTTCAACATGCTCTACTCGAGGCTGTCCGTGCCAGGCGCAAAACTCTGGCTTACAGCCAACCCTGAAGGCCCAACCCACTGGTTGAAGAAAAAATGGCTGGACCGGGCACGACTGTGGATCAACAAGCATGGCGACCATGTGGTCAACGACGCTACCGATGCGCTCGACTTGCACCGGTACACTTTCCTGCTCGACGACAACCCGTCACTAGACCCAGCATACGTTGAACGATTGAAGCGCTCCTACACCGGAGTGTTCAAGAAACGGTTCATCGACTCCGAATGGGTGCTAGCCGAAGGCACAATCTACTCGAACTTCGACGAAGACCTCCACGTCATCCCCTGGGACCACATGCCACCCATGGAACGCATCATGGCCGTCGGCGTCGACTACGGCACCATGAACCCCAGCGTGGCCATCGTGCTCGGACACGGCCGAGACGGCCGGCTGTACGCGCTGAATGAGTGGTCTCACGGTGGCAAAGAAACCGGGAGGCCACTGACCGACAAGCAGTTAGCCGACAAGGTCCTGGCCTTCCTGACCGAGCAGCACGCCCCAGGAGACGACCGGCAGCCTGATGTTTTCATCCTCGACCCCTCGGCCAAGAACTTCTCCGTCGAGCTCTCAGGCCGTGGCCAGCCGGTCATGGGCGCCGATAACGATGTGAAGTACGGGATCCGCACCGTGGCATCCCTGCTCGGCGGTGCTGAACCCTCGTTACTGATCTCCGATCGGTGCAAACGGCTGATCGGGGAAATGCCGGCCTACGTGTGGGACGACAAAGCCTACGAACGTGACGGCGAAGAACGACCCCTACAAATCAACGACCACGCCTGTTTTGCGCCTGGCACATTAGTCACCACAAGCAACGGGCTGAAACCAATCGAACATGTAAGCCCTGGGGACCAAGCACTCACCCGTCACGGGTGGCGAACGGTCACCGATGCAGGCCAAACCAGCACTGACGCTGAAGTAGTATCAGTGCAAATCAGCAACGGAACAACGCTGACCGGAACACCAGATCATAGGGTATGGACGGAGAACCGCGGATGGACACCAATGAACGAGTTGAGATCCGGCGACACGTTAGTCGTCACGGAAACCTCGTCGAATCAGCAGAATTCAACGGGATCACCTTCCGCCGATACCCAAACTCTGAAAACCTCTCAGATCGAAATTACTTCCGACCCAGCGGAAACTTCATCGAACAAGGCGTCGGAGCACTCCACCAGGAAATCTGGGAAGCCCACCACGGGCCAATCCCAGACGGGCACCATGTCCACCACGTCGACCACGACACCGGTAACAACGACATCACCAACCTCGATTGCATCCCAGGGGCAGACCACCTCAGCCATCACGGAAGCCAGCCCAGAACACAGCGACAAATCGAACACTGGAAGAAAGTGCAAGAACACGCAAAATCCTGGCACGGCAGCGACGAAGGCAGAGTGTGGCATAGCGAGCACGGGAAACGCACCTGGGAAGACCGAGAGCCAGCAGACTTCACATGTGAGCAATGCAGCTCCGTTTTTCAAAGCCTCAAACGCGGAGACAACATTCGGTTCTGCTCAAATCCCTGCAAATCAGCATGGCGCAGATCGTCCGGAGTCGATGACGTTGATCGGATCTGTGCATCCTGCGGTGCAACATTCCGAATCAACAAATATAAAAAAACCAAGACTTGTGACCGCTCATGTGCTCAGTCCCTGCGTCGGAGCCGGGAGAAGTCCGGTGTATGACCTGACCGTTGAGGGCGAGCATGAGTTCTTCGCGGACGGAGTGCTCGTGCACAACTGTGATGCCCTCCGGTATGCGGTGGTCACGACAGAGCGTCATTGGAGACCAATCATGGATAGGAAGGTGGCAGCCTAGATGCCCATGCCAGAAGCCAACACGGTATGGCCGCCTGAACACCTGGCACCAGTGTTTCAGACGATTGCCACCAACAAGACCCTGTACCGTGGCCCAGAAGCACCAGACCTCACCACAGGCACAGGCTGGGTCGCTACAGCGCAAGCCTATGGTGGCATCGTCGGGGCTATCGCCCGGGTGTTGTGGGGGAACCCGGTGAGTGCTCAGGTGAAGCGCCCGGAGCGGCATCACGTGCCGGTCCCAGCCGACATCGCCACCCTCAGCGCGGACCTGTTGTTCAGTGAGGCCCCACGGATCCTGCCACCCGACGACACCAGCGACGAAGTCAAAGCCCGCATCGACACGGTGGTCAACAACGCCACCAACCACAGTAAGTTCCTCGAAGCCGCTGAACTGGCCGCCGCACTCTGCGGTGTCTACTTGCGGATCGTGTGGGACTCCGAGGTGGCAGACCACCCCATGCTCGACGTCGTGTACCCCGACCAGGCCGTTCCGACGTTTCGGTGGGGCAAACTGGTTGAGGTCACGTTCTGGGACGTTGTCGAAACCGACAAGGGCGGCCGCGTGTGGCGGCACCTGGAACACCACGCGCCCGGTCGGATCGAACACGCGTTGTACAAGGGTGAGAAGAACAACCTCGGCCAACTCGTCCCACTGACTGACCACACTGCTACTGAGTGGTTGGCAGAGTACGTGGACGCCGATGCTGGCATGCCCACCGGCACAGAGAATTTGACCGCCGCCTACATCCCCAACGCCCTACCCTCGAGGCAGCACGGCGACAACCCCGACACCGCCCCATACGGCCGCAGCGACTACGAAGGCGTCGAACAACTGTTCCTCGACCTGGATGACGCCTACACGTCCTGGATGCGCGACATCCGGCTAGCCAAGTCCCGGATCTTCGTCGACGAACACGCGTTACAGGACAACGGGCCAGGCAAGGGCATGAGCTTTGACCCTGACCATGAGGTGTACACCCAACTCAGGGGTTACGGGGCCATCAGCGAGGACAACCGCAACATGGTCCAAGCCCAACAATTCGCCATCCGGGACAAAGAGCACCGCGAATCCATTAAGCACATTTTGGCGAACATCCTGCGGGCGACAGGGTACAGTCCCAGCACATTTGGTGAGGAGGCCCCGTCATCGCAGACCACGGCCAAAGAGATCCGGTCCCGTGAACAAGCTTCGAAGCGCACCTGGACGAAGAAGCAACGCCACTGGGAAGCCCAGCTGAAACCGTTGTTGGAGACGTTGTTGGAGGTCGACGCGTTCCTGTTTGAGTCCTCGCCCATCCCCCAGGGTCAGGAGATCGACCTGGAGTTCAAAATCTCGAATTCGCTTGAGGGTGATGTGGTCGACCTGGCTGAGACCATCCGCATCCTCCACTCCGCCGACGCCATCAGCCTGGACCAGACGCTACGCATGCTCTACCCCAACTGGAGCAGGACCCAGCTCAACGAGGAAGCCGACAAAATCCGCGCCGAACGACCCCACCTGCTGGCCGTCCCCGACCCAGAGACGGAGGGTCGCGCTGGCGAGTCGTTCAACGACCTGGTCCAAGCCGCACTCGAAACCCGCAACGGAGCACAGGACTAGCCCATGGCCACGTTGTGGACGCCCGGCACAGCACCACTCGACGAGGTCGTCACCCGCATCACCGGGTCCCTGCTGGCCGTGTACGCCAACTATGAGGAAGATATGCTGCGCTGGCTGGGACGGCAGTTAGCTGCGGCTGAGACCCCAGAGCAGGCCCGCAGCTTTGAGCAGCAGATCCTCAACGTGTCCGACGAAGCATACCGTGCACGCCGCCTGGCAGATCAGTTGATGGACGACGCCACCGGCGCCGCCCTACACATGATTGAGCAAGCCGCCGAGGCTGGCATGGCCACCGCCCTGACCCAACTGGCCGACCGCGGGCTGCCTGGCCGTGACTACCCCACCACCAGCCCAGCCGTCTACAGCGTGCTCGGTGACCTTGGGAATGCTTTGGATGAGGCGCACCGGCGTATCCTGCGTGTCCCGGATGACATGTACCGGGAGATCAACGCCATCGGCTCCGCTGAGGGTATTTTGTTTGGTCAGCCGTTACGGTCCCGGCATTACCGGATCTGGTCCGAGTACGTGTCCCAGGGCATCCGTGGCTTCACGGACGTGAGTGGTCGGAACTGGAACCTGGTGTCGTATGTGGAGATGGCATCCCGCACCACGGTGGCTCGGGCGTACCGCGCACAGCAGCAGCACACGCTGCTCGAGAATGATATGAACCTGGTCGCCGTAGTGACCAGCAATGATGCTTGCCCGGTGTGCGCTGAATGGTCCGGCCGCATCCTCAGCTTGGATGGCACACCAGCGGGGACCTATCAGCAGTGGTCACCCTTGACCGGCCAGGACGCCACAGTCCAAGTCCACGCCACCCTCGAGGAGGCCACGGCTGCAGGCTGGTCTCACCCCAACTGTCAATGCGCGACCATCCCGCACCTACCAGGTGACACGCCACCCCGCAGAGTTGAGTACGACAAAGACGAGCACAAAGCCCGTGAGTCCCAGCGGTACCACGAACGGGAGATCCGCCGGCTGAAACGCGAGAAACTCGTCGACCCGGAACTGTCCTCAGATTATGAGATGAAGATTCGTGGTCACCAGAAACGGATTCGTGAGCTCGTCGATGACTACGGGCTCAACCGGAAACGCGAACGAGAACAAATCAACCACGGCCACCGACGCCAAT